TTTATACCGAGTTTATTACAGAGTTGTGTTAGTATTGTAATGTTGTTAAAATAATTAAAAATAAATTTATCTAACCAAAAATGTTCTTCAAGTTTATCTAATAATCTTTCAGCGATATCATATATTATTGGATCTTGTCCTCCTATGTCTTTACAACCATGTGTAAATGTGCTTATGGTATCTGTATATTTTGACCAATTCCATAGATTGACTCTAAACATTTGGGTCCATAGAACACAGATAAGTTCTATTTCATTGTAATCATATTCTGAAATATATTTTATTGCTTGATTAAAAATAGCATCATTACCCGCACCTGAAGCACCCGCATTGATACATTCTAAACCTAAATCATCTGCTAAATAATTGGGCCAATATTCCTGATATTTAGGTTTTTCTTTCTCTGATGCTGGATAAAGTTTGGTGTTACGAATATTTGTGTAACTACACCCACATGTTAATAATTTTTTTTTCATATATCTTGACTTTTCAGGTTTCCATGATACAATAATATTTATGATAGATTTATTTCAAAGAATAGACTTTACATCCCATTCAGGATTAGACCTGACATGGAAGATCGAAATGGATGCACTTACCCGCGATGAATGGGAATGCATAGCTCACATGATTTTTGAACTATCCCCTCCATTTAAAGAAGCAATAGGTATTCCTAGAGGAGGTGTTAAGTTAGGAAAATTACTCAATTTACATGGTACAGGAAAAAGAGAAGATCCAATATGTATTGTTGATGATGTTCTTACTACGGGTGGATCAATGAATGAATTTAAAACAAAAAGACATTGGAGAAATCCATCTAAGTACATTGGATGGGTTGTCTTTGCTAGAAACAAACCACCTAGTTGGGTGAAAGCATTATTTCAAATGCCTATTGACTGATATATAATATGGATCAATATCTACGACAGAAATTAGAAAAGACATTAGGATGGGACAAGATCCATAAGGACGATAAATGCTGTTGGAACTGTCATTGGATGAGGGATATGAATGAAACCGGCGAGGGTGTCCGGTGTTACAATAAAAATAACGAACATAGGTTCTTTAGGGTAAAATGGGACAAACCAGACCTGATTGGTGACTCCACACGACCTAAAATACCAATTATTCCCGGCATGAAAGAATCTTGTGAAAATTATTTGAATAAATACAAGGTGAACTAGTCTTAATAAATATATGGAGATACGATGTCAAGTTATAGAGAAATAGCAGCAATGGGATCGATATTGGAAAGAAAGAGCCGAGGTAGAATATGGAATAATGATACCCCTGTTCAGTCTAAGAAAAAGAAACACAAGAAATCAAAAGAGCATTATCGCAAGAATTGGGACAAAGATTTATGGGATTAAAATAAATGGCTTATTCAGAGAAAGTAATAGATCATTATGAAAAACCAAGGAATATTGGTAGTTTGGATAGTGGGAGTAACGATGTCGGTACTGGCCTTGTCGGTGCTCCAGAATGTGGCGATGTAATGAAGCTACAGATCCAAGTAGACAAAAACCAAAAAATAATAGACGCAAAATTTAAGACTTTCGGTTGTGGTAGTGCAATCGCAGCGTCTTCCCTTGCTACTGAATGGATAAAAGATAGAACTATTGATGCTGCGGCAAAGGTGTCGAATACAGAAATAGTTGAGGAATTATCATTACCTCCAGTGAAAATTCATTGTAGTGTCTTAGCAGAAGATGCTATCAAGGCTGCAATAAAGGATTATAAATCAAAGCAAAATGGCTGATCTAGTAATTAAACCGGCAACCGGATTAGGTAATAGACTCGTAGTTAAAGACCAAGGAGGAACAGCAGTGATTACAACTGCTGACTCTGGGGTTGATTCTGCTTCAACTGTAATTGCAACTAAGACAGGAACAGAGACTTTAACAAATAAAACTCTGGATGCACCAACAGTTGGAGATATGAGTAATTGTACGTTTCCTTCTGATACAATAAGATTTATAGACCATGTAGAAATGGTGGCAGCTGCCGGTTCAACAAATAGTGGAAGTTGGTTAGAGACAGATGATGCTGGTGGTAATCCAAGATTAGCTATAAACGTTCCTCAAGCCACTATTGATCTTTATAGTAAAATTATTGTAGAGGCTTCATGGTCTTTTTTATGTAATTCAGGAAGCGCTTTTACTTTTTGTGAATTTAGATTCGTTAGAGGTGATATTGGACAAAGTAATGGAACTGTATACTGGTCAGATCGTGGATCGTATTTTGGTAGAGGAACTAGTACTACTAATTTCCTTACTCATGTTAATATGCACATAGTTGACGAAAATCTTCCTTCAGCAAATGCCTATACTGGTGCAGAATATTATATACAATATAGACCACATCATGGGAATGTCAATACCTATTCTGGCAGTATTCATCCTTTGGGCGCAGAAACGGATCTAGGAGCTAGAATAACTGCATGGGGAGTAATATAAAATGAATACACAAGAATTAGCTAACCAAGCAGTTCAAAATTTAGGAGAAAAGAACTCTTATACACATCAGTTAGAGTGGGGGATGACACCAGAAGGCATTGTAAATTGGTTAGGTTTATGTAAAGAAGATCATCCTACACAAGAAGAAGTAGATGCGGAACGTGCCATACTTCAAACCGAATGGAACGCGCAAGATTATGCGCGTAATAGGAAAGATGAATATCCAGACCTTGCAGAGCAGTTAGATTACATATACCATAATGGTATAACAAAATGGAAGTCAGATATGATAAAACCAGTAAAGGATAAGTATCCTAAATGACAATAACAATGAAAGGACAATATGACCCTGTGGAGTAAATTGAAAGCATATCTTTCGGGATGGCCGGAGCCAGCAACCCAAGATGATGGTGAAGAAGAACTTAGCGGATTTGCTGAGGAAGAAAAAAGACCACACTTACAGACAATGACCAAAAAGGAATTGGAAGCCTATGGAAGAACAATAGGAGTCGAGGTTGACCGAAGACACAAGAAAGCCAAGATAATAAAAACTCTACAATCCTCGTGGTAGTAGAACCTATTACATCTTTTTTTATTATAATAATATCTCTAATCATTCAGTATATGTGAACTTTTCAGTATGTTTTTCAGTCTAGAAAATTTTTCAGTAAAGGGCATAAATGAGCGAGACATTTATAGACATAGATCCAGAAAAAGATGCGCAAGCGAAGAAAGAGTTTGAAGCGTTATACGTAGCACATGCAATAAGATATAACGATTTTGTACATGAAGAAAAAGAGCAGAAAAAGGTCATCCTTCCGACTATAGATCACAATGATATAATTGGTGACGAGTGGGAAGAGGAAGAGGATGATGAGATAAACATCCTCCCCATACCACCCATCCAGCAAGAGTCTGAAGAGAGGTAGTAGTGTGGCCATACCAAGAAAAGCTAAGGATTTCCAGATCGATACTGTACTTCGCTACACAACAAAAGATGGCTATACAGGGTCGATAGTAAAAGTGAGAACAGTCGAAAGGGCTGATCCAGAAGAGCCGGAGATAACTCCGGCTGCAAGACCGAAAGATAGGACTCGGAGACGAATCCGATAACATTTCCACAAAGCAGTGAGGTAGTATGAGTAAAAAAGATAGTAATGTAGAAGGAGTGATAATACAGTTACGTGAGAGAGAACAGAGGGGATTCCGTAAGTATGGCAACAACACGGATAGAACAGACCTCAGCACGTTAGAGTGGTTACAACATCTTCAGGAAGAGTTGATGGATGGATGTGTGTATATAGAGAAGATAAAGTCTGAAATGTCTACACCAAAAAAGACGGAGAGCGATACATGGACAGCAGACGGGATACCACATTGGACACCTGATATGGAATTGAAAGATGATGAACACCAGAAGATGATGAAAGCTCGTGATAATTATAATAAGAGAATGTACCTAGAAGTAGAAGAAGGAGACGGAGATAGAATAAGAAGGGTGACTGAAGATCCTGTAGATCAGGGCGACTACGAATACTCACCTAATCCAGACAGCACACCGCAACACATAAAAATACCCACCGATGACGATTGATAACCCTGTATGGAGAGTGAATACAGCCAAGTCTCTGAATCGTATGATATCGGAGATGGCATCCATAGAGAACGTATCAGTCAAAGAATTACAACGTCTCCAAGATCACGCAGATTTACTGATTCAGCAAGCGTCTGAGATACAGTCCAGAGTAGAGTTAACTAAACACATCAATTCCATTACCATACCATTCATAATAGTCAAAGAGAAAGAGTACTATCTATATGAGGATGATACGATATCACTCATTGCGCCACATGAATGGAGTAAGGGACCCGCGAAGACCGTCAGACAACTCGGAGACGGGTCATGGGAAGAGGTTGTAGCGTGTTGACGGGATTCATCTGGGCAGTGATATACTTCAGAATGTTGCTCTCATACTACATAATAATGGCATGAAAGACTGTCAGGGGCCGTAGTCCGTTGGATGGGCATGGCCCCAAATAAAAGCAAATTAAATCGATACCCTCTAGTCGTCTTAGTCTGTCGTTTCGCGAGCAAAATTTTCAAAAAAAACTTGACATTGACCCAAGTACATGATACCATAAAAAGAAAACGCTTTTTTTGCCCCCAAATCCAACACACTCCAACACGATCCAACACGCTACTACACAATTCTACACATCCACTCAGTCCAAACGCTGTCCATCATGTGGACACGACTTGACATTTGGGAATAGTATGATATAATGATAGGTGTTAACGGAAACGAATAGTTGTGTAGAGCAAATAAAGTGAAGAAAAAACAGAGTAAACACTTGACATTTCTCAGTATTGGTGTTATAATGGTACCAGAAAATGAGAGAAGATGAAATGACACATTGATGACCACAATAGAATAGAGCACAGGGATTCTCTGGCTGTGCTCCGCTAGTCACCTACAGAGTACCGATGCGGTGTGTGTTCGACTAAGGGACACATGTAAGACGCAGAGTAAGGACGTAGACGGCCGATGTGACGGCGCTGAGATGAGTATCAGGGATCAGAGGGTGGGAACAGGCCATCCAGACTCGACCCTACGAGATGTTTCTTCCTTGATTGTCTTGTCGTACAGATATACCACAGCAATGTGAAGCGATGAGTTGGGCGGGTCGGAGGTACAAACTCAAAAACCTATACATAGGACTAGACATGAAGCAAGAGCGATTAAGCCTTAAAGAGGTGTTCGATGCTCAGAGGTTCCAGCGCAACGATTGGGTGCCGGAGCAAGAGAGAAATTTTGATGCCAATCACACCCCGAGCAGGTCAGAGATGGTGCTGAAGGGGTACGAGGAGATAGACGGCAAGATGTATAAGGTCTGGCAGCCGTAACTGGCAACCGTATATCGAGAGAACGTAAAAATGCAGTGTCGTGTCTAAATGTTTGTTTTAGTCATGACACATAAGAGCCACATGAGGACTCCAAGACGGCTTTAACCCGCATACAATGCTTTCAAAAGCAATTTTATAATAGAAAGAAAAGAAGAAT